GATAAGCTGTGAGAGGGTGTCCGGTATATCGTCATAGAGCATATCAAGCGTTTCATAATCACCGCTTTTCACTATGCCTCGTGCCTCTTTCAAATCCGGCATATGGTTTTGCGGCAGGTTTTGTAATTGAACAAGCCTTCCCGCAAAGCGGCCGGTTCTGTTTGCACCGTAAAACTGAAACATACCTCTGGCACGAGAATCCGCACAAATAGCATTTTCCATTGCCGTATATTTTTTTACAGACGATTTTGCAAGTTGCTGACGGAGCTTAAGAACTTCAGCCAAATGCACCGGTGCATCTTTTAATAGTTCTGCCACAGCCTTTTTACCAAGTGTATCTGTTTCAAGACCGTTTTCGGAAAGCCAGCCTTTCATCTGTTGTACTGAGTTGGGATTATCAAGTTCTGTTAATTGCTGCATTGCTAACATCAACTTCTCGTGAGAAATCTCATCTATAACAATAGCCTTTTTTACAAAATCCATATCAACTTTTATGCCACGATCATTGATTTCTTGGTCAAGATGGTATTCATCCCATATGTCTTCTGGCACAGGAAAATTTATAAGCCTTTGCTGTATCTGCATTTCCGTTTCAACATCACGCTTGTTGTAAGCCTTAAACCTCTGCCATTTCTCCTCATCATCGCTTGGCATATTACGAGTTCTTCCTCCATTGGATTTGGTAGGAGCACACGGAACACAGAAGTATCTTATAAGGTCTTTACCTTCGGTCAGCTTTTGCTTTTCAAGGCCAAGAACGGCACCCACACCTTCCAAGGAAAGGGGAAGTCCCATATATGCCGACCATACCATTGAACATTTCCATGATGAAGGATTTAAATAATATCCATAGGGATAGCCAAGATAACGGGAAAGGCAGACACGCTCAAACTGAGCATTGAATGCCCATTTGGTTATATTTTCATCGGTTAAGGCATCGAGTATCTTCTTCGGTATCTTTTCTCCACTCACAAGGTCAACCACCATAACCTCTCCGCCATCGACAGAATATCCAAACAGTAATATTTCAAAGTCATCTGCCTCTACATAACGGTAAACTCCGCTCTTTTGCAAATTGACAGATGAGTATGTTTCAATATCGATTTCCAAGTTCTTCATAGCATACCTCCATTCCTAAAAGAAAAAAGGTGGCAGAGGGAGTGCCTCCACCACCGTAAAGTTACCGTTTCTATTAGGCAAGGAAGTCATCATCTACAAGAGTAGTAAAATCATCTGCTGCAGAGGTCTTGCCACCGAGAGGTTCGCCGTCCTTAATCTTTTGAATATTACCAAGACCACAAGCTACACCCTTATTGCCGTTGGAGTTGAAAGCATAAAAGTTAAGAGAAACTCTACCGTAACAACCGCTGTACACTTCACTGCGATCCAAAATAGGTTTAACTTTTTTGTCTACAATCTGGGGAGCGGTTATGCTGTTGGCATTGATAAAATAATGCCCCTTATATGCCTCATCGTCACGCTCTACATCGCCGTCACGGAGGGGAAGTTTAATGGTAGCCTTATTTGGCTTCTTACCACCAAACTTTGCAATGCCTTCTTCAATAGCTGCATCGATAGCAGCGTTTACTGCATCTATGGTTTCCTTATCATCCTTTGGAATGAGAACGGACACACTGTATTTCTCAGCACCGCCGTTAATAGATACTGGCTCCCAACCGTGGAAATAAGAGAGCCTTGTGTTTACACCTGTGATAACCTTAGTTTTATTAGTGTTATTTGCCATAATATTTAATCCTCCATAATTTCGTTAAATTCGTTTTTTGCATCTGCTACGTTCATAGCCGGTCTTTTATCCGAGTTGGGAACAAGAGTCGGCTTGCCCGGTGGTTTATAAATGAGGCTTCCTAGAATTTCCTCAAACTTGGTTTTACCCATCAGTTTCTGCATCTCTGTCATAGGGATGAGGCTCTTACGGTAAATATCCTTAAATCCGCTTGCCACAGCTTTTTCTGCGATAGCATCTTCATCTTTGTACTTGCGAACCGAGCGACCTTCCACAACCTTAAATCCATTCCACTCTTTGCCGTGATTCACAGCGGCGTCTGTGGCGTAGGCAGTTATTTCATTTGCCCATTTAGTAAGGTCGGGGAGAATGAACAGAATCTCTTCTATCTCATTGTCAGTAAGTAACGGTGGCATCTTAAACTCTGTCTGTGCCAGTTTTAATTTTTCTTCGGCTCTTGCACGGCATCTGACTGCAGCTTTGCAGAAAGTACACCATTCACCCGGTTTATATTCGCCCTCGCCGTTATAGGCTTTTACTGCCTTTGGCTTAAGTTCCTCTTCTGCCCAAACTTTAAGTTCCTCTACCGTCACAGTCCATGTGCTGACATTTTCTCTTCTTGGCTGGAAAATCGTCATTGATACTTCGTTGATATCATAAAGGCTGTCATAGATTTCAAGAGCACCCAAGGCATACAGCTTCATCTGGGGATTGTCCACTGCATCTACAAGCACACCCATGCCATATTTGAAATCCACTATGTGGAGCCTATCATCTGAAATGATTAAACAATCTCCAGTACCAAAGCCATCTGGCACATAGCAGGAAAAATCAAGGCGCTGTTCGATAAGGACGATAGGATCATTGCAGATTTGCTTTGCAAGCTCCACCTGTTCCATAACGAAATCAACGTAGGCATCTGTACATTCTTCCATCTCATCTGAGTCATAGTCTGATATAGGACGCTTACTTCTTATATGGAGTGCCTTTTTCAGTTTGTGTTCTGAGAGAGCATGTGCCGCTGATCCTTCCTCTGCTGCAGTACCGCTTGTATTATCAAACTCAAGTTCAAGCCTTGCCGACGGTAAACAATGAAGCCATCTGTGCGAAGATGATGCAGATAATATTGCGTGATTACCCATTGCCAAGAACCTCCGCATCTTTCAAGATGTCAGCATAATAAGCCTTATCAACAGCACTTAACTTGTCAGCACCATACTTCCCGATGATACCCCGCACTTCAGCGGTAAAGCCTAGCTGACTCTTTTCAGCAAGCACCATACGCACTTTTTCAAGTGGGATATCCGACTCTTTTGCTTTAGCTGGCTTTGTGGTAGGTGTTTCTTTTGGAGCAGAATCGCTATCTGCCATTGCCTCACAAACCGCTTGTATGCTATCAGCAAGACTTCGCATATCATTTACCACATCAAGCAGTAATTTTATTTTGCTCAAGGTCATTTCCTCCTTTCGTCATCTCACAGATTGAGAGTTCCTCGACACTATCTCCGGGAATTAGAATGGTTACACGTCGTTTATCTCCAAGGAGGAAGCGTAGGATGCGTTCCCTTATGGTGACATTACGACAAGAAACGATTCCGCCTGTCTGTGGCTCTTTTGAAACACTGATTTTAAGGTTGTGTTTCATGTTCTTCACCTCTTTCCAAAGGGCGATTTAATTTGTTGCCCTCTACCTGGTAGCCACAGGAGGAAAGGAAATCTGACGGTTTAGAAAAAAATAATGCCCTCGGAAGTTTTTTGACCTCCAAGGGCATCGTGCTTAATTAGGAATCTTTAATTTCTGTCCGATATAGATAATATTAGAACTCAGACCGTTGAGTGTCTTAATCTCCATATATCTTTCACCTTTACCAAGCTTTTCTTTAGCAATCTTCCAAAGGGAGTCACCTCTAACTACGGTGTATATTTCATATATCTGAGCAGATTTTCCTGAATATATAATTTTTCCACTCTCATCAAAAACAGAATATCCGGAGTTAACATCAGCACAACGTTTGGCATTTTCCAACACTTTATACGCACCTTTTTGAGATTTGGCATCATTCCAACTTTTTCTCACCCTATATAAAATATCTTCCGTTTTAGGGGATGGGTTAATGGGATTCAGTGCATTTTTTACCTCAGCGCGAAAGGTATCCATCGACTTACCGAACTTCGGAAACCAATTTTTCGGATCACCATGATTGGAAGCGATTCCTTTCTGGTATCCTTCGTAATGCCCGATTATATCCTTTTCGGTCAAACCATAAAGCTTACAGAGGTACACACATAGCTCCACAGCTTCGGTATAGACCTTATTGAAATAGGTCGCATCAGTCAAATTATCCTCGCAGATTTCAAAGCCGATATGTGTATCATTCGCCGAACCACCGGCGTGCCAGCCACGATGGTTCCACGGCAGGGTCTGGTATGTGGCGATACTGCCGTCCGCCAGTTTTCCAATGAAAGCATGAACACAGATCTGCCGTCCTCCGGGCTTATCTTGGTTCCAATGGTTATTGTACTGGTTCTTCCCAAGCAAGCCGTCATCGGGACCTACATAGCGTTTTAGATTGGGATTGTTTGCCCCGGTGGAATGCACCATAATTCCTTTGGGCGTGATGGTTCTGCCCGTTTTATAGCAAGCATTGTTTGTAAGTATAAGCTTATGCAGATTCATTGATTAGTCCTCCTTGTCACTTCGGTTATGAAGCTGCTCTAAAATATTCTTTAGCTTCTGCGGAATAGGTAGACCGATGTGTGCTGCATTTTCGAGTATAGATACACCTTCATTGGATAAATAAAAGAAGATGACGGCTGTCCGTATCACTGAGCCATCACCAATTACGTTTTTGTCTATGATGTGTCCGATTGCCACCAGCGAGAAGATAAGCACCTTTTTAAAGATACCTCTAAACCCAATATCACTGGATAGTTTCTTATCAAGCACCGCACACATTATTCCGGTCACATAGTCGATGACTACAAATGCAAGCAGTGCATACAAAAAGCCGTCCCACCCTCCCAGAAAGTAACCAAGCCAACCTCCGGCAGCGGCAATTGCTACCTGAATCCAGTTCCAGATTTCTTTCATTTAAATTACCTCTTTCCTTGTTTTTAATATGAAAACAGCACCCCAAGCCGGAGTGCTGCTAACAGTAATAAATTTATGAGATTACCACTTTGCTTTGCGTGGATTTGCCTCCGATTTGAGAAACGTAATCCTTGAGAAGCGCCTTGCCTTTTCTGCCGGAGCTGTCCACAGTGAACTCGGTGATGAATCCGCCTTTTCCGAACTTGTGCCGGACGCTTGTTACGGTGCCGGTTTTGCTTCTTCTGCCGTTCGTCTCGACAAGCTCGATTTCGTCGCCGATAATAAGCTGCGGTGTGAAGATTCCGGCAAAGCTCTCAATTCTGCCGCTGATGGCGATCAGCCTCGCCAGTTCATCCGCATATGCCTCAATCTCGGCACTGCCTGTTCCGTCAGGCACGGTGACATACATCGTCTTATGCTGCGGGGAAACCCACCACCTGTGTGGCGGCAGCATGACAGAAACCGTTGCGGCAGGCTCCTTGCAGGAAACACAGAGTTTGGCATAGGTATTTTCATCGGAGTATTCTACATCGTAGCTGAAGCAGGTCCTGTCTCGCTCAAACACATAAATCGAGGGCTGCTCAAAACGGCTGTCTGTAATCGGAGCAATTCCAATCGTTCCATCCGTATTCTCACGCAGCTGCCAGCTGGGAAGAAGAGAAACAACCTCTTCAATGCCGGCCTGCAGAGAAGTACCGGGTTCAAAAGTCAGTCTCCATGTTTTTTGCGAGTTGCCAACAAAGTAGCTCTCTATACCGGACAGCAGCAGTATTGCCTCGAGGTTTTCTTTGAGTGTTGCGTTCATGAAGCTGTTGTTTTCGTCAAATGTCTGTTCCTTCAGCAGCTTGCCGATGCTGTTCCGGGCCGTTACCGATATGGTTTCCTCCGGGAATGATGTGCTGACTCGGTCAATGTAGAACTTTCCGAGAGGGAGAATTGGGCTGCTTCCCATTGTGAAGCCGATTTCAAGAATCGTATTCGGCATTAGTGCCGAGCGGTGCCTGCCGACAAGCTCGCCTCTGAGATTCATGAACGAGATACTAAGCTGCGAAATCGGGCTGTCCTTCGTGAAGGAAATACTGCCGTCGACAAGCGCAGCCGACACATCATACGGCAGCATATATATGACGAACCGATGGGTTTCCTCGCTGCTCCAGAATCCGTATGCCCCGTGGTGAGCCACCTTTTTCAGCTGGGGCCTGCTTACCTCGAAGTCGGCGGAAATTCTGCCTTTATCCGTATAGGCGAGGTTATCATACAGCCCCATGTCCGGGAAACATTCATTTGCTTCTACCAGTCCGTCTGCGGTGAGATAAATAAACCGCAGGCCGTTGTCCATCATGTGGACTGCCTGCGGTGAGAACCCCGCGCCTGCCGTTTTTGTGTATTCAAAGGTCAGTCTCATAATTAACTCCCTTCGCCCCTTGACAGCAGAAGCGAGCAGGTGAAGCGGAGCAGATTGTTTGAGGTTTTAAAGGGCAGCTCAAACTGGTAGCTTGCTTCAATGGCAGAGCCGTTTGCGGGCGGAGTGGTAAACTTCAATCCCGGCACTGTTTTGCCGAGGAAGAAGGTCGTGCCGAAAGCCTGCTCATCGCGGGTATTTGTACCTGTGGTCAGCGCATACGACCAGTTGTACGAAGGAATAAACACACGCCAGTACCGAGCCGATGTCAGGGCAAAGCTCCACACCTGGTTTGTTCTTGTCATATCCGGAACGTCTGTCCATGTGTTGTTGTCGGTTGAATACTGTATCTTCAGATTGTCTATCTGCGCGGCTGGAACGGTATTGATTTCAATCTTCATCCTGTTGCATTCCTTCACAGAGCGGAAATCGAAGAAGATAGGATTCGCTTCGTTTACCGTACAGGAGGAAGGATACTGATTCGCCTCGTAGCAGTCCCACCACGCAATCGGGTCGCGGTAGTTCGAGCCACTCTTCGCAGCAGTCTTTAAGTTTCCGAAGCTGACATTGTCCATCCTGCAGGTGAGACCTGCTGTGTGGTAGTTTTCCCGCATATCGCAGAAGTTGTTCTCATAGTCAATCTCGTAATCCGTTCCTCTTGTCAACGCCACGTTGTTGACATATATAGTCTCGGAGTTCGGGATGATAAACGGCGCTTTGATGCTGAAGTCTTTCGTCACGCCGTCGCCCGTGCCTATCGCGATTTTAGTTACTTGAACCGGTGGAAACAACGTGTGGTTCGGCAGGGATATTGCGCCGATGCTATTTATACCGATAGTCCTTACGGTGTGGTTGTTCCGCTCGGTATCAAGCCACGTGATAACAGGATAGTCGATCCGCCAGGTTGTCGGGTTCCGGGTGCAGGCATCTAAGCTGGCGCTTTTTGTTCCATGTTTGTTGTTCCACAGGTCGGTTGATTGCTGCAGGTTATACCTTGAAAATGAGATGGTGTTTGGAAAACTTCCTGTCCCAAGCAGCCACTTTATAACACCGTTCTGATCAGCGGGGGGATATATACCGTTGTCTCCGAAGCCGGTGCAGGTGAAGGTTACATAGAAGGTTCCCCGGATAATCACCACATCAGTATCGGTTTTCTGGATGGCTATCTGATTTCCTTCGCTGTCCTGCAGAAAAGCGTGGGTGACGAAGTGATAATAGGTATCGTAATAGGCTGCCAGGAAGCCCACTTCGGTAATGTTATTTCCGTTATACTGGTCAGCCTCAAGACGGATTTCCTTCGTGATATATGAGGTCGGATACGCATACACCGTTTCAATCGTAGTCGGCACTTTCCGACCGACATAGCTGAAGACATCGGTTCGGGTTTCGCTCAGCGTACCGGTGCCTTTTCCGAAGCCGATAGCCTTCAAAGGGTCGGCATAATAGCTTACTCCGCCGGTGTTTGTGAAGTAGTGAAACCAGCGGTTCAGAATAATATTGTAGGCGACGGCCGTCTGCTTCAGTTCGTTTGTCTTGGCATCGCGCACCTCAACATCGAACCGGTTGTGGATGACCGCTTTTTGTTTAAATTCCATGGCTTTTCCTCCTAAATCGGTAATATGCCTACCGGCGGCAGAGTGATGGTGCTTTCAACATTGACCGTAACGCTCTCATTCAGGAACGCATGATGGTCGTTCTTGAGATCGATGTACATCCCGGCGGTCGGAGTCACTGTTGCAGTTTCCCTCAATATGGTCTGTATCGGGAATCCGTCAAGAATAAACACGGTCGCTTCAATGGGCATACGATGGCCGCCAATAACCTGCCATGCCTCGTGGCACTTTTTTACCGTAATTGTGAAGTCGACGCTTTGTCCCAAATCCTGCGCGAGGGTTAGCTTCAGCTGGTTGCCGTTCTGCCAGACGCAGGATTCTACCGGACGAACCGGGAAGGTAGTGAAGTAATTCTCAAAAGCACCGGGTATTCCTCCAACCAGACGGTTGAAGGTCATAACAATCTCACGAAGCCCGATGCGTTTATGCTCGACAACAGCCAGAGCAGGCTCATCCTTTGAATAGCAGGCAAGGTATGGTCTGTCGGGTATTGCAGCACCGTGTTCAGATAAGACAGGGTAATAATATCGGACATTGCTCATCCATACCTTTGCGTCCTGTGGCCAGCTTTCTGCATATTCCGGCGGCATTGCCTGACCGGCGTAGGTTCGCTCGGAGAGGACATAGTTCATCACACCAGAGTTCTCGGTGAGAAAACCCACTCTGAAATCGTTGGTGCGGAAAACGCAGAGGGTCGTGTTGCCGGTTCCGAGTTCCGTGACCTCATTCTCGGTTTCCCAGATATATTCTCCATTGCTTTGCTGGCAATAGGCTCGATAGAACACCTTTCCGTCCCGCAGGTACCCGATGATAAGCCCTTGGTCGACTCCCGTGTCGAGCGTCGACTGCCATCCTCGGCATACGGAAATCTGCGATGCACCTGCAGCGAGAAGCATCCTTGTAGATACATCATTCCATTTCTGAACATAGAGATTGTTGCTGCTATCAGTGAAAAAGATGTACGGTGTTTGCTCTGTGAGTAGTTCATAAAACCGCTTTTTCGGATTGATGCGCCATTCGCCGTTGAACTCGATAGCAACATCCTTTACTGCGCCAATGCTCCATACTAACTCCCAATCCTGCTCGGCGAAGGCCGGCATTTTTCGTGAATAGATATTGCCGATACCGTTATCGATGCAAATTGCATAAGCAAGACTGGGTTGAGTTTCCCCCGGAAGTTGTCGGATTGCCACATCGCCGAAGTTAGCCGGCATATCCTCATGGATTATTTCGGTTATCAGTGTGTTTATGCTTGCCTGTTTAGCAATGACCTGTATTTGTGGTAGGTTGTCGGTCGATGCTCCATAGAACTGTTTTAGTAGTTTCTGTTTTAATTCAAGTGGTACACTTCTCATACGTCCACCTCTTTCGCAAGAGAGACCTCGGCTTTGAAATATTCCAATGAAATGCGCTCGAAATCCGACAGTCTAATAATTCTGCCAAGATAGGTTTTATCTCTAATAGTTACTTTAAGAAGAGATAGGCCGTCCTCGGCATTTAGCAGTGCAAGCCTTCCACTGTCCTTTACATACACCGTCAATTCATATGATATCGTAGGTATGCCATATCGTGAAGCCAACTGCCTGCCGTCAAGTGTCCGGTGGAGGGTACGGATGACCTCTTGTTTCTCTTTTAGTGAAACAAACCGAGTGATAACAATTCCGTTATCCATGTTTTTCAGTTCCGTCATATACGCACCTCACCCCTTAACTGATTGATGATAATATCCACTACCGAGGTCATTTCGTTTTGGTTGTTGATACCTTCCACTCGGATAATGCCCGTATGCTCCACAGTCTTTTTCACATTCATCGCCGTATCGTTTGTTGCCCTGTGAATACTTGTCTTCATATCAAGGTCAAAGTCGGTGGGTATGGCATCGGTGATGTCCTTTTCCACGCCTTTCATGGCAGAGGTAAATCCTTCCCCGATACCAAGCCCCATATTTTCACCGATTCCCGCAAAGACGAGGGAGGGAGAACGGATGCCGAGCAGACTTTTTGCCCCGTCCACGATGCCGGAAAAGAAACCGCTGACCTTATCCTTGATCCATGATCCGAGGGACTTGATGCCCTCCCACAGTCCGGTTACAATGTTCTTGCCGATTTCAAATACCGAACCGACTGCTTTCCCAAGGCCTATTACGATAGCCGCAATGATTTCCGGAAGTCTTGCCACAAGCTGCGGTATGGCTTGAATCAATCCCATTGCAAGCTGTATGGTGATTTCAATGCCCATTTCAATGATGAGCGGCAGGTTATCTGTAATAAAGTCAATGATTGTCATGATAATTTCGGGCAGGGCATCAATCAGCTGCGGCAATGCATTCAAAAGACCCCTCGCAAGACCCTTTATAATGGAAAAGGCCGCTTCGAGGATTTGATCCATGCTATCCAAAAGTCCCTGTACGATGGTGATAATTGCTTCCACCGCCGCAGGAATCAGCTCAGGCAGAGCCGAGCCGAGCCCCATCATCAGAGCGGTAATCAATTGTACAGCTGCATCAATGAGTAAAGGCAGATTATCAATCAGTGCACCGACAATCGTCATTACCGCGTCCACAGCAGCGGGGATAAGTTCGGGCAAAAGACTGAGAATTGTTTCAAGCACCTGCGTGAACAGGTCAACCACCGTAGAGAGCAGCGTTGGAAGTAAATCGCCGACTGCTTGCAGTATACCGGCAAGAGCGGGAGGCAGAGCCTTTACAATATTCTCGATGACAGGCACGATGTTTTTCACCACGTGCCCAAATGCCTCGACCACATTGCCGATTAACAGTTCAATATCCGCATCGGCGTTGCCAAGCCCCGCCATCAGGTTGCCGATAGCCGACTGCATACCAGCCATAGAACCGCTGATGGTCTCGGTTGCTTCCAAAGCGGTCGTTCCCGTGATGCCCATTGCGGTCTGAATAACATGAATTGCTTCGGTCAAATCCGAAAACGAGGATAGGTCATACTTGATACCGGAGATTTTCTCGGCATCAGCCAATAGCCGTTCCATTTCAGACTTCGTACCGCCGTAGCCCAGTTTTAGGTTATCGAGCATGGTATAGTTTTGTTTTGCGAAACCCTGATAGGCATTTTGGATGGACGAGATATCCGTACCCATTTTATTGGCGTTATCAGCCATATCCGTAATCGCCATATCTGCAACTTCCGCTGCTTTTACGGTATCGCCGCCGAGGGACTGAATCAGGCTTGCCGAAAATCCCGTAACGGTTTCCATATACTCGTTTGCGGACATACCCGCCGTTTTAAAGGCATTTGCGGCGTAGTTTTGTACAGTCTGTGACGCTTCGCCGAATAGTGTGTCCACACCGCCGACGAGCTGTTCGTAATCGGCATATGCTGCGATAACTTCCCTGCCGAGCTTAACGGCGGCGGCACCTGCAGCAACGGCGACCGCGCCCATCGCGGCACCGACGCCTTTTAATACACTGCCCAGCTTTTCGAATTTGCCACTGGATTTCTCAGCTTCATTGCCCGACTCTTTCAGTTCATCACCGAGGTCGTCGGCAGAGTCCGCCGTTTCCTCCAATTCACGTTCCATGTTATTGAGTTCTGCCTTTGCGTTGTTCAGCTGAATTGCCCAGTTCTGGGTGCGGCGGTCATTTTCGCCGAAGCTGTCGGCAGCATTTTTAAGGGCGGCCTCAAGAGTGGCTATTTTGTCCTTTTGTGCATCGATTGCCTTATTTAATACTTCATGACGTGCGGCAACCGCCTGAACGCTTTTATCATTTTTATCGAACTCGGAAGATACCAGTTTCATTTCCGAGCCGAGCACCTTAAACGACCGGTTGATATCCCTTAGGGCATTCTTGAATTCCTTTTCGCCCTCAATGCCGATTTTAAGTCCAAAATTGTCCGCCATAAAGCCACCTCCCTTCTAAACGAGTCCGCTTGGAATAATCTCATCAATCCCATATTCACGCTTTGGTTTTGCTAAACCATGGTACTGCTTGTAAACTTCCCACTGGTCGAGCAGATGGCCGAGGGGCATCAGCCAAACCTCCTGCTCGGGGCGGTGAAGGAGGGACACACCATAAAAAATGAGTCGGGCAAAGGATTCTTCATCGCTTACCCGACTGATTCGTTTTTTGAGGGTTCGTCCTCACTTTCCACATGGCGTTTTGTGCCTTTATACATAGCTTCCATAATGGCATTCTTGTACTCGCCCAACTCAAGCGGCGAGGTAAGCAGTTCCACTGTTTCCTCGGTCAGCAGTTCCCGCTTTTTAGACGGGGTATGAAGGTTATGAATTAATACCGACTGGTTAGCCAGTAGTGTAATGAGCCAGACAATCTCATCGAGAGCCATTTCGAAGTTCTCGGATTTCATTAGCTTTTCGCCCAAATTAGAAAGGCCGCCGTATCTCTTGGCGATCTCTTTGGTTGCTTTGGTGGTGAGGAGCATTTCATACTTTGTTTCGCCGATTTGTATCACGGCACTTCTTTCGTTTGCCATTATTCTTCACCCCCGCCGGTAACAGCAAAAACAGGCTCATAAACCTGCGTATACCAGCCTGTAATTACGGAGGCAGGCACGCTTGCATCATCCTCGTTTACCTCCGCTTTCCATGGATGTTTGCCGTTGCCGTCCGGTTTGTTCCTGCGCAGTACCGTACCCTCAATGGTCGGTGTGGAAAAGGTGATGCTATCTCCTTTGGTCGCAAGGTTAGTCTCGGGAATACCGAATACCACACGATAAAGCCAGAAGTATCTGTATTTTCCGTTTGCCTTCTTTGCTCGAAAGCCCACTGCAACAGCAGTGCCGCCGTCTTCGCTGCCGGAGATTACCACATGGTTGTCATCAATCTTCGCTCCGGTTAAATCCTCGGCGGCAGTAATGCCAATATCGTCTATGCCAAGAGACAGTTTACCGCTCTTGAATTCCTTTACAATTTCTGCGGGGCTATCGTCTGCGAAAAGTGTTGCTTCCGCAAGCTCGACGGATAGATCCGCTTTTATTGCTTTTGCCAATGGAACAGGAATGCCGTAGGTTTCATCACCATTTGCATCCTCTGTGATTTTTGCGTAATAAAGCTTATCCAGCCCGATAGTAGCCATAAGATTTCCTCCTCAATTTGTTAATCATTCTCGCCGTCAGGCGAAATTGGGTCCAACATCATACTGGTTGCCACGTCAATGGCATAATGGTGATAGCCGGTATCGTCCTCGTAGCCGATATACCGACGGTCGGTTATGGTGAACGCCGCTCCAAGCAGTGCGGCGGCAAGTTGGTTTTTGCGTTTCATGTAGTTGCCTTTGCTGAATAGGGATATTCGCACCTCGGACACATCAATAAGCGGAGCGTTGTCACCGAACAAGGCAAAGGTATCATTCATTGGCGTGAGAACAAGATATTCATCAGGAGGCACATTGCTAAATATACCTGTTTCCACAGGCAGGATGGGAGAAAGCAATGTATTTAATTCTTGCAAAATGCTCATATACGCTCCACCTCCTGCTCGAACTTTTCCTTCATTGCTTTAATAGCAGCACTTTTGGATTGAGTTCTGGCAGGTTTCATAAAGGGTTTTGGCGGCTGACCGTGCTTACCGTATTCAAAAACGCTTGCAATCATGGCGTTGCTTTTGCTGCCACCCGGGCTCCGGGCGTCGGAACGAGGCTCGGAAAATCCTACTTTTACATTGAAATTCCCATCCTTATCTTGTCTTGCCGAGGAAACGCCCAACGCTGAGACTAACTCACCCGTGGAGCGACTTTCTTTTTTTGTGCCTTGCCCGATAACGGCTTGTAGGTTGGACTTGACTTTTTCCTCCACGACCTCACCGCCCGCCTCCAGCACCTTTGGTAAAATTTCATCTGTTTTTTCTCCGAGCCGTGAAAGTTTCAGAAGAAAGTCCTCCGGCATTTTGATGTCGCAACGAGCCATTTATTTCACGCTCCCTTCCAACTTTTCCACCATCACCTCGATATACATTCCGCGTCCGCGCACATCCTCTACACTGACAATGTTATAACGACCGTCTGCATCAGAGATAAAAAGCGTGGTGTCCACGGTCAAGTCAGGAATTTTGCGGAACTTAAATATTGACGATACACTCGAAAATGCGGCACTTCCTATAATCCGTTCCCATTTGGCGCTTGTGTTGCGTGTTTCTTTATAGGCACGAACCGAAGCGAGGATGCGGGCGCCCTTAGTGACAAAACCCTCTGCGTCCTTGATGGGTTCAGTGGTGATGATATCGATAAAGGTATTCATTTTTCCGTAGCTCATTTTCACACCTTCCAATTCCGGTCAAGCTTTAGAAGAAGATTAACAGTATTCCACACCTGCTGTCCTGCCTGCACATTATCCGCAAAAAAGCCACCCGTACTGCCGTCCCTTGATTCATAGAAATGGGAAGACAGCATAATGACGGCCTGCTCTGTGGTAGGTGGCATAGGATTGTCTTTGTAGAAGTTTTCCGGCAGATGCTGATAGCTCTCGGCATAAGATACGGCGGCGGTGATGTACATCTGAAGAAGTTTATCGTCTGCCGTATGCTCAAGAATGAGATTTGCTTTAACCTTTTCAAGCAGTGTCATGCCGCCACCGTCCTTTCTCTATTCATCTTCCGGTTCAGCGATTACCACAGTGAAGGTCGCTTCGGGATAGCCGGAAGCCCACAAGGTGAATACCTTCGGCATATTTATGATTTCATCGCATTTAAGCCACATGACGATATCTCCGGCTGAACCACCGACAGCAGTTGCTTCCGTATCGTCAGCGGCTGTAAGTTGTGAGCCGTTGTACTTGACTGCAGTAATATCCGATAGTCCTGTGGTGATGAGCATACCAATCCACTTGTGTGTGCCCTGTGCCGGATTGGAACTCGGAAAAGAAATCAGCTCCGATACGGGAACGGCAACGGTAATCACATTGTCTTCTATAGTTATACCGCTGACCTTACTTTGATTAGAGACCAAATCCTCTCCGGTTGGGGTAGGAATCTTGGCAACAGAAACATTCCATGCATCAGGAGTCATTAGCCCTGCGTCTTTCAGCTTAAGAAGCAGGTCGTTAAAATCATCCTTTATTCCAGACACGGTAGTGGCTGTGCTGACGGCTTGATTTGTGGCAGAAGGAAGCCCCATTACAGAGGCTCCCTCCTTTATTTCAAGCGCACCGCCAATTACAGTTTTCTCGCCGCCTTGTTCGGTGTAGTTTTTTGTGTTGTAACTCATAACGCACCTCCGTTAGGCTTTCTGCTGAAGTACCTTAATGGCTTCAGGCAGAATTAGTTTTCCGTCAACACGCTGAGTAGCTACAAAACCTACCTGGCCGGTTACGGCATATAGCTCATTAAGCCTCTTAAATACACGACCTTGACGGTCAGCCACCCAGTAATAGCTAAAGTCACCGAAAGCTATTGTCTTTGCTCCGGCTTCAATTGCAGGTACATAAGAGGATGTGTAGAGTGGACGGTTTAGAATGGTATCCGGAGTTTTTGCCTGTATAGATGGCTGCCATAGATACTGACCTTGACCGTCTTTCAGCTTGCGAATTGCCTTTACTGTAGAATCGTTCATGATAAATACAGACTTATTACGATAAGGTGCTTTTAATGAATAGAACAGGTCAAGCACTTCATCGAGCGTGATAGCTGTTGCGCCTGCAGTAGTGACACCGAGCTCGGCTCCACCTGTTGCCGCAAAAATACCGGTCGGTTTACCTGAACCATCACCAATGAAGAAAGCTTCCTCTTCCTTGTTACCGATACGCCTTGCAAATTCCCTTGAAATATACGATTCAAGCGGAAACACACTATCATTTAGGAGCTCCTCGGAAACCTTAATCATAGTACCCAGCTTATATGCTCCGATAGATACTTGACCGAAACTATCGTCGCTTTCGGGGATTGCACCTTCTTCATCAACCCATGAGGCTGTGCCCTTAGAAGCCACGACAGGAATCTTGCGGTCACCGGAAGCGGTTGTAATAACTTTAGCCAGTCTACGGAAAATATTTTCTTCCTTAAGAGATTCCACAAGTGTTCTTTCAAACTCATCCGGTACCAGGTATCCGCCTTCGGTATCGGTACCGATTTTAAGAGCATTTTTTACGGTGGGATCAAGACCCTCCCCGGCACGTGTACGCATAGCATTCCAGAATGCTTTCCTGTATTCATCGGTTGCTCTGCCGGTTTTGCCTTCCAGTTTGGGATTAGCTGGTTTGCCTGTCAATGGATTAGCCATAGGAGCGTTAAGTTCCGCATCCAATATGGCTTGTTTTTCCAAACGGTCGATTTCCTTACCAAGGGCAATTACATCGGCTTCCATTTTGTTATAAGTTGCCTCATCCTCAGCAGAAATTAAACCATCTGTGCCACGCTTGGTATCTAAGAACGCTTTGGTAGCATCCCATGCTTTGGCGCGTTTCTCGCGCAGTTCTAAAATCTTGTTCATAATCTTTTCCTCCTATTAATGAATGATGTTGTTGAGCCGCTTTTCCAGTGAATCAGCGGGTGTACCTTTTTGGGCAGGTGTTTTCTTGGGGCATACTTTATCAAGTAACGAATTTGTGACTGCTCTTCGGCTAAACGCATAGGTGAAGTCGTCTTGTTGAATATGCTTTTTCTCATCCTCCAAAATTTCATCTGCAAAGCCGAGTTCAATTGCCTTATTAGCGTTTAGCCAGGTTTCCGCATCCATGAGATGAGAAAGCTTGGTTCTTGATAAGCCGGTCTTGATTTCATAAGCATTGATGATACTTTCCTTTACCTCTGAAAGCATGGCTATGGCTTTTTGCATCTCTTCGCTGTCACCGATTGCTATGGTCAAGGGGTTATGCACCATCATCAGTGCAGTAGGTGCCATAAGTACAGTTGTTCCTGCCATAGCGATTACGGAGGCGGCAGATGCTGCGATGCCGTCAATTTTGATAGTCACTTTTCCTTTGTAGTCCATAAGCATGGTGTAAATCTGGCTGGCTGCAATGCAATCACCACCCGGTGAATTCAGCCAAATAACAATGTCACCCTCACCGGCAAACAAATCTGCTTTGAAAGCCTTAGGGGTGACATCATCATCAAACCATGATTCCTCGGCAATCACGCCGTCGAGGTAGAGCGTTCGGGTGTCGGATTTTTCATCCTTGACCCAGTTCCAAAATTTCTTCATTTGGTTTCCTCCAATCTTGTTGTATTTGCGAACGCACCAGCATCCTGTAATTTGGTCATTGCTCCATTAATGAGATAAAGATCACCTCCAAGTTCCTCTGGAATTCGGTCAAGGTTCTCAAGCTCTCTGATGTCATTCGCACTCATCCAGCCATTTTGCCTAGCGGTTGCGTAGCCACTCATACGGCTTACATAATCTCCACGAAGCAGACCATCCACATTAAATTTGATGAAGACCGTAGGTTTTTCACTTGCCATGAGAAGAGAACGGCACATATTTTGTTCCCAACGAACTACCCATGGGTCAAGTGTATATTTCACAAACTCTAAAGACTGCTGCTCAATATTTGAAAAGCTACTTTTCTCAAGGTCAGCCAACATATGTGGTGGCACTCTAAAAATACGGGCAATTTCATTAATCTGAAATTTCCGTGTTTCAAGAAACTGTGCTTGCTCGGGAGGTATACCTATTTGCTGATATTTCATGCCCTCTTCCAGCACTGCCACCCTATGGGAGTTAGTTGAACCTTGATAGGCGGCGTTCCAGCTGTCTTTTACTTTTTGTGGGTCCTTGATTGTACCGGGATGTTCCAGAACACCACCAGGTGCTGCACCATTAGCGAAGAACTTCGCACCGTATTCTTCCGTAGCCATCGCCAATCCAATGGCGTTTTTGGCCATAGCAATCGGTGAGTATCCCACTAATCCATCAAAACCCAAGCCAGGGATGTGGAGCACATCGGATGGATCGAGATAGACCAGGCTGTCTTTTCCAAGAGTGGGTGCGTCATCTACACTTCGCTGGTACAAATAAAAAAGCCGTCCATTTTTGTCACGGTCGACTGTCATTTTGTTTGGCATAAGCGGATAGAGAGCAATAACCTCACCACGGGCATTTCGGATAATCTGTGCATAAGCATTGCCCCATAATAAAAGATGGCTCATCAGCGTTTCTCGGAACGTGAAGGAAGCCATCTCTGGATTTGGCTCATCGTGGAGCAATCTATATAACGGATGTTGTAAATGTTTCTCTTTGCCACCACTATCGTTGTATTTATAAACATGAAGCGGTAGTCCGGCTAATGTTTCAGCCAGTATTCTCACGCATGAGTAGACCGCCGTCATCTGCATTGCCGTATTTTCATTGACAGGCTTTCCGGCAGTAGTTCCTCCGAAAAAGAAACTGTACCGACTACCGCTCAGACTATCCTTAGGCTTATCACGAGCCTTAAATATTCCTTGTAATATCCCCATTGACATCACTCTCCTTAAAAATGGGCATGAAAAAAGCACCTATTCAGCAATAGATGCTTTTATGTGTCTTATTAATTAAGATTAGGCAGCTTTAGTTCTCCCGTCTTAATTTTTGCTATTGTTTCTTTTGCTTTAGCAACTGCTTCCGGTAGAACTCTTGGGTCCGACCCGTCTATTTGCTCCAAAGCGTATAATACTTTTTCTGATTTAATAATTCGGATAGCTGAATTCACCCTTGTTCTTGTGCCACCTGTGTCTTTATCGTAATACCCGTGTTGGTTTGAATGGTATTCATCTATTAACTTGCTTTTTAGTATCTTATCATCAAGTTCTTTAATCCTTGTTAACAAATCAGCCATGTTTAATCCTAAAAAGGACTGACCCGCAGATTTTATATCATCATTAATTTTTTCAATGCTCCTATGTTCTTTTTCCATCTTTTACACCTCCACCTTTCCTTAATTATAGCATGGAAAAGTGCAGCCGGCGTATGATTTTAAAGAATCAAAAGATGGCTGCAAATCAAAATATTAGTAAACCCCTTTCATCATAAACAGAAGAACCCGCACCTCCGCCACAACGAATTGCACGGTCGAGTGCCATAATAGTTGCTACGGCACCGTCAATTTTCTCAGTTGACTTTTCCTTGTCTGCCTTGATATTTCCGGCAGGATCAGTTCGTATATAGATGTTATCCATCATCCAGCGAAGAACAGGATGACCGCCATGAGCAATTTTTTGTTCCAGTGTCAGTTTCATCAGTTCTTTTGTGGGTGGAGACATATCCTTAAAGCCCTGCCCAAAGGGCACGACTGTAAAGCCAAGACCTTCAAGGTTCTGCACCATCTGTACAGCACCCCAGCGGTCAAAGGCTATTTCACGGATGTTATATTTTGTACCGAGTTCCTCGATAAAGGCTTCGATGAAACCGTAGTGTACGACATTTCCCTCGGTGGTTTTGAGGAAACCCTGCTTCTGCCACAAATCATAATTCACATGATCACGTCGAACACGCAAATCAATGTTGTCCTCCGGCATCCAGAAAAAAGGCAAAACAGTGTATTTATCATCCTCATCCAATGGCGGAAAGACCAGCACGAAAGCTGTAATATCCGTACTGCTCGATAGGTCAAGACCTCCATAGCAAACTCGCCCATGCAGTGATTCCGGGTTAACGGCAAATGCACAGGCATCCCATTTTTCCATAGGCATCCACCGCACTGCCTGTTTGACCCATTGATTGAGCCTAAGTTGCCTAAAACTGTTCTCTTCAGCAGGATTCTGTCTTGCTGATTCAAAGGCAGCTTTAACTTTATCCATGCTGACCGTGATTCCCAGCGATGGGTTTGCTTTCTTCCACACCTTTGGATCAGTCCAGTCATCCTCTAAAGCAGCACCATATATTACAGGGTAGAAAGTAGGATCATTTTTTCTTCCATCTATGATATCCAAAGCCTTCTGATGTACTTCCCAGCAAATACTATTTTGATTGTCTCCAGCAGTGGTTATAAGAAAATACAGCGGCTGCATTCTGGCATCACCGCTACCTTTAGTCATAACATCGAAGAGCTTTCTATTCGGTTGGGTGTGAAGTTCGTCAAACACCACACCGTGTGTATTGAAACCATGCTTGTTGCTGACATCGGCTGACAGCACTTGATAAATACTGCCCGTCGGCTGATAGATGAGTCGCTTTGTTGAGTCAAGGATTTTCACTCGTTTTGCTAAAGCAGGACACATCCGCACCATATCTGCCGCAACATTAAAAACGATAGATGCCTGGTTTCGGTCGGCAGCACAGCGATAAACCTCCGCACGTTCCTCGTTATCTCCGCAAGTGAGCAACAGGGCAACAGCCGCCGCAAGCTCACTTTTTCCCATCTTTTTGGGTATTTCCACATAGGCAGTATTGAACTGCCGATAGCCGTTCGGCTTTAAAATTCCAAACACATCACGTATAATCCGCTCTTGCCAGTCGATAAGTTCAAATGGCTTACCTGCCCATGTGCCTTTGGTATGGGAGAGAGCCTCTATAAAGGCTACTGCATAATCAGCGGTGGACTTATCATAGACAGAATCAGCCGCTTTAAATATTGTTGGTGTGTATTTCTTAAGTTTTCGTATATCCGCCGCCTCCTTTGCACATAAAAATAGACCTTCATCATGCAAGCCTTCAAATCTTTCTGTACGAGAAACAGAGCCATTTTGAGCACTGTTCTCTGGTTGGTATTTAGTTATTTATTCTTCTTTTCCGGTCAGAATGAAACGGGCATAGGCACCGGTGTTATCCGAAAGGTAAGCAAGCAACTCGTCATACCCTTCTCGCAGAGCAATTTCCTGCACTTTCCGTACATCAAACATATTCGTTTCACCTGTATCACGTATGGCAAGTATCTGTTCCTTTATCCTCTTATCCATTTTCGACCTCCTTTGAATCCTCTACAGCTTGCTTTAGAATGCCGATATCGAAATCCGCACTCTTGTAACCCTCTAAGATGACGCTGTAATAATAGCAACTGGGAGTGCCAAGTGGTCTGCCATCGTTCATGATGTACACCATTGTTTCCACGTTCTTTTTCCCAAGTCTCACTTTGACTGTTTCCTTTCGGTAAAGGAATGGGAAACCCTCGTAGCGGTCAAGTGCCACTTCGTCTGCCGGGGTAATCTCCCACAAAAGGCATGGTACCGTCTTGCCCTTAAAAGGCTCCACCGTTGCCACAGAGCCGCCGTGTCCGCCTCGAAACAATAACTGGTAGTCCTTTAAAACAACCGGCCCAACTGGCTTTGCTGTGGGGCAACGGTGCGCCATTTGCTCAAGATTAAGATTTGAGCCATAGGCGAGATAGAATGTTTTATTCATTGTCTTTGTCCTCCTTATTTTTGCAAGGCAACCGCTCAGGCTGCCCGAAATCGCCAAGCCGCTGAGCCGTCCAAGTGGGTGGTTAAATGTTCACGGCAGTTTGCGAATTCCTCGCCGATAAAACCGATGCGGTTGAGGTAGGTTCGCATTGCAAACTTTTCATTCTCGACCTGTGGTTTCTTTGCAGAGGCACACTTTTGTATCAGTGCTTGGTTGTTCAGTGCAAGGGCGAGAACAATGTAGCTTCTAATCTTGCCTGCATGAAGTTCGCTGTTAAATCCTCTGAGTTCGACCGTGTGGTTTCCGTTGAAAAAGCTGTGCAGATTAAGAAAATGGTATCGGCTTGAATGGTAATGTCGATTGGTACTTTCGCTATAACCCTCATACCAAAGGCTCTCAATCTGTGCCAGCGTTTTTGGTTTCTTGCGGTTGATTTTTTCCACCAGAATCTCATCCATCTTTTTGCAATATCCTATTCGTGAAGGTTCAATCTGCAATGCCTTGTAGAAAAGGTCGTTCTTGCTTGCGATGATGTTTACAAAGTTTCGTATACTCCTTGCTGTGTGGTCTGCTCCGTCCAAGTGGATGTGTATTCCGCAGGAGTTGTTGGTGAAAGCTCCTACCTTGCGTAGCCTGCGTACCAATTCCTGCAGTGTTTCAATGTCTCCCTGGTAGGTTAGGATGGGGCTTACCAGCTCTACGCTGTATTCTCTTGTTGCTGCAACTTTCTGCCGTCCTTGTTTCTTCTGGCAAGAAATGCTTCCGTCGCTCATAACCTTCCAAACCCGCCCGTCAGCAGTAGTAATCTTCTTGGTATCGTAATAGTCGCCTGTGTCAGTGACCGTTCCGTTTAGGTATTCGGCAGCAACCTTGGCGGCTTCGTTTCTTGTTATTCCTGTGAACTCAATTTCAATTCCAAAATTCTTATTTAACATTGATTCTTGCTCCTTTTAAAGTGTATTTGTCCCTTTCGGTATGTACATATATCACTCTAAAAGGGGTAAATAGCAAGACAATTATTCGATAAAAACAATCATTTTTTACACAATCTTACTCCGCTTTTTCAAGCGAAAAGTGTGCATATTACTCTTCGATTCTCCTGCACAAATCCTCTCCGTAAACCACATTTAAAGAAGAACCATTCTCCCAGCGAACCATGATACTCCCTGTGTCATCTACTCCGATGACAATGCCTTTTGTTCCCATGGGAGGTGCTTGAATATCGTCCATGCGAACAAGCTCTACTCGGCATCCCACCGGATATTGCTTGCGGATGCGTTCCACAATCTCTCTTGAAGGAAAGTTATTCATCAGCCATTACCTCCTCAACTTTAGTAGGAGCACCATTTTTAAAGGCACTATTGCCGGATAAGTTTTTCAGCAGGATTTTGCGGTCTGCTTTGTATTCTGAACCAACGAAACCGAGACGGATTAGGAAACAGCGAAAAGCGTACTTTTCATTTTCTACTTGCTTTTCGGTAGCATTGACTCTCTGCTGAGTTTTTGCCGTCTCACATAGTGCTGTTACAAAATGAGTGTATGCTTTGACCTCATCCGAAGTAAGCTCTCCTTGAAACCAAGGGAAACTGATAGTTTCTTCGGTTGTCATTATAGGGATGCAATCAGTTCCTATAGCCTTTTTTATTAAAGACTCTTTGCTTTCTACCAACCGCTTGAGGTTTTCGTGAGCCACATCGTTAAAATCTGTCTTTGGCAGTTCGATGGTCAATCGGTTAGTTTCAACCCCGTCACTTTGCTCAGGTTCTGCATATGCAGGTGGCTCTTCGTAATCGCAGTAAGAGCTGACCTCACCCCCAAGAGCCGCCTCATAAGGAATTTGAACATCCTCTAGGATAGGCTCGACTTCCGGGATTGGCGTGTTGTATTCTTCTGTAATTGCTTTGAAGTCATGCAGTCCCTGTAGGTCTGCAACCAAGCCGTAATTGTCCTCGCCCTCGAGCATTCCATTCTTGTCGATGTGGTAGCCACCTACTTCGTAAGCAAAGGTAGGTGCCCCGAGGTATATTGTCGGAGCATTTAGTTCCAGGCTGATTGCTCCGACCAGTGCTTTTCGTTTTGGACCAGTAACATTATAATTTATCTTCATTTTTCATACCGCCTTTCATTTTTCGGTACTACATATATCACTCTGAACGCTGTAAATAGCAAGTCATTTAGAGCATTATCTGTAGAAAAGATTTAGTGATTAGTCGGCGGTATTCAGTGAAAACAACACAATGCCTGACAAAACAAAATATACACATGGAAGTGACACTCCGTTGCCCCACATCTTATATTCTGCAGAATCTGAATGTGGATTTTTAAGCCACTTGGATATCTGTTTTAAAGTTTTAGACTTAGTTGACCTTCCCGTAACCTTGCGATGAGTTTCGAATATTTCATACCAAGTGCGTAAGTCATCCATTGTTGGATTTTCTGTCGCAAGATTACTGCACCACCAATCCGGGAAACCTTGAAGTCTTGCACATTCGGTCGGAGTTAATCTTCTGACCGTGTATAGGGTGCCGTCTGTATCATTAATAAGCGGAGGGTCTTTGTAGTCAGTAGCAACTAGCGTATTTGCTAGTTCTTCTTCAGCGGCAGTAAAAAATGATGCCTTGCTTGAAGAGTAGGTAGGAGTTGCCACAGCACTTGGCCCTTGTGCATTTAGTGTCGATGATATTCCGTCTTCTGTAATCCCAAGATTTCTGGCATAATTTTGACCACAGTTGAAAGATTCTCTATCAATAGCGAAAACAACAGCGTGCTTATCTACAGTATTTAATGTAAAACTTATATTTTCATTAACCCCGTCACCCTGTGGGCCGTTCTTATCTTTTCTTCCAATCATGGAGCCTTGCAGAGCATAACTTTCTACAATAGCAATACCACCTTGATTGCAGGAAGGATTTCCTCCATTTCCATCAATGGTTCGTGAAGTATCGGCCTCATATACTCCGCTGCTGGGATTGGATGATTTCATGGCATTGCTGTCCTTAGAGCAGATACCATAAGCTTTCGGGACAAATAACGTCTGGTCATTATTGCAGGATAGTGTTGCCGATTTATTATTCTGGATAAGAGCACCTTTGCCACCGCCCTCACAGCCACATCGGATTTTAAGAGTTTTAGGTGTATCACCTACCACAAAAGGCTGATTATTACCGCCTGTTCCATAAGTAGCAGATATTGTTGGTGCCACATCAATCGGTCCCGTAAAGCGAGTATCTCTTCCGTGATTATCAAATACCGCCGCATCCACAACACAAGGTGGGTGATGAGCCTCAGCTCGAAGAGTGCAAGTGACATCTTCCGTGATATCCATCCGATTGCCACCTTGGTCATTTAAGATCACACTGCTTGTGCCTGTTTCTCTAATGCCGTTTTCAAAACAACCGGCAGTTCCTTGCCACGAGCGGAAGCTCTCCTTAGAATACCCAGACAAGCCTTCTGACTTAAATAGTATTTCTCCGGCACTCCCACCTGCAAAATCTGCGACAAGGAAGATGCGTTTTCTTCGTTGGGGAACTCCCCAGTATTGAGCGTCAAGTACTCGCCAGGCAATGGAGAAATCATCTCCCATGACATTTCCTGCTTGCCTCCATTTATCAGCTTTAGGAACTGATAAGGTTTCATCTTTGATGTGACAGATGCTTTCAAGGACACATCTGAAGTCCTCTCCTTTGTTTGAGGAGAAAGCACCCGGCACGTTTTCCCAGACGATGTATCTTGGATATTTACCATCTGTTGCACACCTCATTTCTTTTACAATTCGAATGGCATCATAAAAAAGACTTGAACGCTCTCCGTCCAAGCCATCACGCTTACCCGCCACAGACATATCCTGACAAGGTGAGCCAAATGTAATTATATCAACCGGTTCTATATTGCTGCCATCCAGGCAAGAGACATCACCGTAGTGTTTCATAAAAGGCAGCCTTTTTGTTGTAACCCGTAAAGGAAACGGCTCAATTTCGGATGCCCATAACGGCTCGATGCCACAAAGCAAACCGCCCAAGGGAAAACCGCCACTGCCATCGAAAAGCGAGCCGAGGGTTAGTTTAGGCCTCATCTGCACTCACCTCCGGCAGATCACTATATCTGATTTCAGATCCATCTCTTAAAAGAAATACACCATCGGGGTTTCCGACTTGTTCAATATATCTCTTCACAATGACGTCGCAGTATTTTTCATCCAGTTCGATGGTATAGCATATCCTGTCCGTTTGCTCACAAGCGATAAGGGTAGAACCACTTCCGCCGAATGGATCGAGTACAATACAATTAGACAAACTGCTATTTAAAATTGGATACGCTACCAATGCTACCGGTTTCATTGTCGGATGGTCAGCATTTTTCTTTGGCTTTTCAAATTCCCATATAGTGGTCTGCTTTCTATCGGCATACCAGTTGTGCTTGCCGGACTTCTTCCAACCAAAAAGAACAGGCTCATGCTGCCATTGATAAGGGGAGCGGCCAAGAACAAGCGACTGCTTTTTCCATATGCAAGTACCGGAAAGATAGAAACCAGCATCTGAGAATGCCTTTCTGAAATTCAAACCTTCAGTATCCGCATGAAATACATAAATAGAAGCATCCTTCGCCATTGCTACTTCAGTGTTTTGAAAAGCTGAGAGCAGGAATGTATAGAACGCTTCATTGCCCAAGTTATCGTTTTTGATTTTGCCCGCTGATCCTTCATAGTTGACGTTGTACGGAGGGTCGGTTACAACAAGGTTTGCAAGTTTGCCATCCATTAGAAGATTGAAAGTGTCAGTCTTAGTGGAATCACCGCAAACAAGCCTGTGCTGTCCGAGCCTCCAAACATCACCTTGCTTGGTGACTGCAGGCTTTTGCAGTTCTGCATCTACATCGAAGTCATCTTCATGAATGCCATCCTTAAGCGAATCCTTAAACAACGCATCCAGTTCAGCAGGCTCAAATCCGGTAAGGGAAACATCAAAGTCGGCTCCTTGCAGGTCAGCAATTAAAAGCATCAATTTGTCTTTATCCCAGTCACCGCTTATTTTATTAAGGGCGATATTGAGTGCCTTTTCTTTTTCCTCGTTCATCTCGATAACCACACACTCAACTTCAGTGATACCCATATCAAGTAGCACCTTCAAACGCTGATGTCCACCGACAACATGAGATGTGGTTTTATTCCATATAACGGGTTCAACATAACCGAATTGTTCGATGGAGCGTTTTAGCTTTTCGTATTCCGGGTCACCTGGTTTCAAGTCTTTACGAGGATTATAGTCGGCTGGAATCAATAGCTCAGTTTTCAATTTTTCTATCTGCATATAATTCAGCCGCCTTTCTCAAATTTGTGTACATATTGACATTCTCCCAGGGGAACAGACTGGAGTTAAAATGTCCGTAAACCGCTGTATCGGAATAGACGGCATTTCTTAAGTGTAGTTTTTCAATGATTGCAGCAGGTCTGAGGTTAAACACTTCCTGCACAATATTAGAAAGCTGATCATCTGTGATCTTACCTGTACCAAAGGAAGTCACATCAACAGCCACAGGGTTTGCCTTTCCTATGGCATAAGAAAGAGCGACCTCACATTTTTCTGCAAGACCGCTCCAAACAATATTCTTCGCAATATACCGTGCCATGTAGGCACCACTTCGGTCAACCTTAGTCGGGTCCTTGCCACAAAGGGCACCTCCGCCGTGGGATGCAAGGCCACCATAGGTATCGACCATGATTTTTCTGCCAGTCAATCCTGTGTCGGCAGCAGGACCACCCTCGACAAATCTTCCGGAGGGGTTAATAAGAATTTCGGTACCCTTATCAAATGGAAAATCTTCAAAGCACTGCCAAAGTACATTATTTCGGATATCCGAACTCAGTTCTTCCTGAGTTTTGTCTTTATCATGCTGGACTGAAACTACAATCGTTTTTACACGTCTTGGCTTACCGTCCTCATATTCCACAGTAACCTGCGCTTTGCCATCCGGTAGAATTCCTTTAATGAGTTTTCCTTTACGGCAATCATCAATACGCTTTACGATACGATGAGAAAGCACAACTGGGAGGGGAAGGTTCTTACTGGTTTCGTTTGTTGCATAACCGTAAACCGTACCTTGATCACCGGCTCCTATTGAACCATACGGGTCAGTAATACCATTTCGCACTTCAAGTGCAGTATCTACACCCGCTGCAATATCAGCACTTTGCTGATGTACGAACACAAATACTGTGAACTTCCAGGGATTATATCCGACCTCTCGAAGTACATTTTTTACGATGAAACGGATATCCACTTTACCGCTGCAGGTGATTTCGCCCGCCACGATAATTTTTCCTTTAGTAGCCATGACCTCACAGGCCACACGAGAAGCTTTATCTTTACGCATACAAGCATCCAGAATATTATCAGCAATGAGGTCACAAAGCTTATCCGGATGCCCAGCACAAACACTTTCTGCTGTTTTATAAGTAATCATATTTTTCTCCTATCTTATTTATTTTCCTCGCCTTGCTGTGAGCAGACGCTCCATTACATCGTCCTGTGGATTAGTGCCGCTATATTCACCGGTGCAGTTTTCTTTGACGATCTGGAATATCTCCATCCACAACCGGTTTGTTTGGTTCATGTAATTTTGACCCATCGCCACATAAGGACTTTGAATGGCATTACCCGTAGTTGGGTGTTTTGCTAAAAAGCCATATTCAGTTACCGCTTCCTCACATTGAATCCAACGTGCCACGCTCATGGCGTATCGCTCCAATAGCTGTGGCGAGACGAGAACGGCACACCCACGTTCATTTAACCACTGCCATGTATTTCTGTATATTTCACCTGCAACCAGAGCCTTGCCATCTTTTTGTATAGCTTCAAGCATTTTATTTGGCTCGGGCATCTCAAGGCCTTTAAGGTCTGCAGTATCATTAAATTCCATCACGGTCAGTTTCCTGCCTCCCGGATTGCCTTCGGCGATTTTGTCAGCCAGTGGTTTCTTTTTTGCACCTGCACCAACACGAGCGCCACCTCGATTTGTACCGTCTTTTGCCATATAATCACCTCACTTTGCAGGGCCCAGGCTATTCCCTCGTTTGAAACCGCATTTTTTCACATGAAGCCCCACGCCGCTGTCCGCTTTAAATAGTTTTAGAGATTTTACCGCCCCCACCGGTCACCGCTCTCGGCAGTAATCCTTGAGTGGCAGGATTTACAAAGAGCCATGAGATTGCTCCTCTCGTTGCCTCCGCCTTTGGAGAGAGGGAGGATGTGGTGTACCTCTTCAGCTGGAGTAAGACTGCCTTGTTTCTCGCACTCCTCACAAAGAGGATGCGACTTGATGTAGCGGTCACGAATGCGTTTCCAAGCACGGCCGTATCGTTTGTTGGAGAAAGGGTCACGTTCATACTGGTTGTAATGTTTGTCCATTGCCTTTTGATGCTCGGCACAGTATTGCTCACGTTCAGCAAGCCGACCGCAGCCGGGATAAGCACAAGGACGCTTTGGTTTGTAGGGCATCATTTCACCTCGCTTTTGGGCATAGAAAAAGCCCTGCAGGACGAACCCACAAGGCTTGGAATCTATTCTATTTCGCTGATTATATAATAACATAAATGCAACTGTGGTATCTTGTTGCAAAGTGTTGCAGAATGTGCAAACTATATTTTAATAGGATTTTCAGGAAGAGTTACATGGTTAAGTGCTGCATTGTGCCACCTATAAACTGTTGTTCTATCGGCATTGAGTTCATCACCGATTTGCTCCCAGGTGAAGTTATGCACATACCGATAGCGTAAGACCATGCGTTCATCCGTGTCTGCAACCTCGTTTATAACACACCTTATCTGCTCTTTGAGTGCTACAAGGTTATCCACCTCAGCATTTATTTTACTTTCTAAATCTATAATCCGCTCTAAACATCTTACAAACTTTGCATCTGTACTTCGTGAAGTTTGCACCTTCTCATCCCAGCTTGGTGATGATACACTTGTTGCCATTTCTCTAAGGCACTCCATTTCCTCAATGTCAGATTGTATTCTTTTATCAAGCCGATATGCTTGGTGTAAATATTCCTTTACTTTCATGCTTGTCTTACCTCCAATCTTAAATTTTTGATTAGGAAATTCCCATCAACAGAGGTAAGTTCTCTATACCAATCAGAATGGAAGAACCTCTCCACCTCGGATATCATGTCCTTCGCAGGCTCATAGCGGGGACGTTTTTTCAGTTTCTTTAGTGCGTCCCTATAATCCTTGACAGCTTGCAGGATAATGGCATTTGCAAGTTGCTCATAAGGGTCGGTCATCGCACCACCTCCAATTTTGCCTTAACAGCATCAATTAAGGAGGCTTGAGTTTTTTCTTTTCTGGTAAGTGCTACAATTACATCTTCATCTATGGTGTCTTTGGCAATAATGTGGTGAATAACAACCGTTTCATTTTGACCTTGCCTGTAAAGGCGGGCATTGGTTTGCTGATACAACTCCAAAGACCAGGTAAGTCCAAACCATATAAGGGTTGAACCGCCGTTTTGAAGATTAAGACCGTGTCCTGCACTTGCCGGATGGATAACAGCGATTGGAATACTGCCGTCATTCCAATCTTCTATATCTTTCGATGTCTTTATCTGCCTAACGTGAAATCTCTTCTGAATACGCTCCAGGTCATGCTTATACCAGTAGGCAACAAGCACCGGTTTTCCGTTTGCTCCTTCGATTAGGTCCTCCAAGGCATCAAGCTTTCTGTCATGAATCAAATGTGCCTTGTTTTTATCATCATAGACAGCACCATTGGCCATCTGCAGGAGTTTACCGGAAAGAACTGCCGCATTTACTGCATCAATTTCCTCATTACCTAAATTTGCTACCATCTCATCTCGGAAATCAGAATAAATACTCCATTCTTTTTCACTGAGATAAACAGGTACTTCATTTATGACGCATTCAGGCATTTTGAGATAATCTGCAGACTTCATAGAAATCGTAATATCAGATATTTGGTTGTATATCCTTTCTTCAGCACCTGGCAACGGCTTATATGAAAAGATAATCTCAGCATTTCGCTTATCTGGTACAAAGTAGGCACTACGGTAGTGGGTTATGTACCTTCCAAGCCTCTGACCTAAATCAAGGACACGAAACTCTGCCCATAAATCCATAAGTCCGTTACTTGAAGGTGTTCCCGTCAAACCTACAATTCTTCTTACAGATGGTCTTACTTTCAGAAGGCTTTTAAACCGCTTTGCACCATAGGACTTAAAAGAAGATAACTCATCGATGACAACCATATCGAAGTCAAAGGGAATACCGCTTTTGTTGACAAGCCAGTCTACATTTTCACGATTAATGATATAAATGGTGGCTCTTTTCATAAGGGCATTGATTCTATCTTTTTCCGTTCCTACAGCAACAGAGTAAGATAAGCCTTTGAGGTGATCCCACTTTTTTATTTCCGCAGGCCATGTTTGAGATGCAACTCTTAATGGCGCAATCACAAGAACCTTTCTTATTTCAAATTTATCAAGACATAGGTCAAACAATGCAGTAAGAGTGATTGCCGTTTTTCCTAACCTAAGCCCATATCAAGGAATATTGCAGATATTGGCTTGCTCTCGATAAAATCAATCGCATACTGCTGATAATCATGTGGTATGAACTTCATTCGGCATCACCTCCCATCTCTTGTAGCACTTCATCAATTTGCTCTACGCTATCAATGCAGTAAACCAAAAATCCTAACGCTTCCAGTTGTCTTTTTCGCCTTACTTGCAGGGGACACATCATTTTGCCTGGTGCTTTTAATTCAATAAATGCGATTCTACCCATTGGAAGTAGCACAAGGCGGTCTGGCATACCATTAAATCCTGGACTCACAAACTTCGGGGCAATGCCTCCCATGCTTTTTACTGCTGCTACCAGTTTTTGCTCTATATATTTTTCACTCATTTTTACCTCCCATCTGACACAAGGACACAAAGTACACAACCTTTCCCTATATATACTTACGCGGGTGTGCGCTCACAGGATTTAACTCCCTTATTTATAAAAAACCATTTTGAATATAAGGGAAAAAGTTGTGTTGTGTGTGTCACGCTTAAGTAGTTTTCTGGTACAAACGCTGCCTGCCGTAAATCGGCAAACGCTTGATATTAGTGGTTCGCTCCCATCCGTTAATCTGAGCCATGAGTGCTGCAATCTGATAGCTATCCGTAGTTTTTAAGTCAGGGAGACTATGATTTAGGCATTCACACCATATCTCTGCATTGCTTACTGATGTACGTGTAATAGTTCCTATATGCTGGGCACCTCCAAACTCACTGCCGTTCAAGTAGTTACGGCGGGCAAACAAATCCATATCATCCCAGTCCGCAGGTAAAGGCGTATTAAGATACTCTTCCAGCATGCCGACACGCTCGTCAGTTTCCATCGCACCCTTTTGCGCCTTTTCAGCTTCTTCTAAAATGTCACCTTCGAGATACAACTTTTCCCCGGACTTCCATATTTCTTTTGCTTCTGCCCAAAACTGCTGTCTGTATTCTTCTGTAAAACTCCAAGTCTTTTTCTGTTTTTTCTGATGCACCTTAATAATCCAAAAGCGGCGGTTACCTGTGATGTCACGCAGATATCCACGCTCTCCGTTAACCGTTGCAATGACGATGCACTGTCTTGGATGGCTTTCAACTACTTTGCCATAGGATGGTCGGTATTTATCGTCTGAGGTTGAGAGGAATGCTTTAACCTTTTCTATATCAGCTTTTCTCATTCCGGCAAGTTCTCCGATTTCAACCACCCAAAATCCCTGCAGTTTTTCAGCCCCAGACTTGTCATCCATATCCGTAAGGGATAGGGTTTCAGAATAATAATCTGCGGTTACAAGGTCTTTAACTATAGTACTTTTTCCTATGCCTTGATCACCATCAAGTACAGGAACACAGTCAAACTTAATACCGGGAACATAGATGCGTGCAACAGCCGCTGCAAAGGTCTTTCTGGTGACTGTGCGTATATACTCGGTATCATCAGCCTTTAGATATTTGATAAAAACATCCTCTACACGCGTTGTTCCATCCCATGCTGGAAGGGACTCAAGGTAATCTCGTATAGGATGGAAACGTCTATCATCAGCAATTTTGGTAAATGCCACATCATGGTTACGGCTTGAAAAAGGAAGGTAGCGGATATCAATATTTGACTTAAGCTGTGCTGTATCAGCATCTCGCCAGAACTTATTACCCTCCGGTCTTTCCCAGGGAAGTGGGCCTATAACCTGGATACGGTTTGCCAGTTCGTTATATGCAAAATTTCTAAAATCGGGGTCATTATTTAGGATAAGGTTTAAGTTATACACACTGTTTTCAAGTAAGCTTGTCTTCGGTTGATACTTAAGCCTCGTCTTCCAGTCATCACCGTCTGCAGAAAAATCTTCTTCAGCTAACGCAAGTCGCTCGTTTGCAGCAAGAACTTTTACTTCATCAACCTGCATGGCAAACTCACACATATCCCTAAAGGACTTCTTATCATCATCGTCACAGAACTTATGGATACGCACGATGTCAAACGCATTGCATAGTTTAAGGTATGCCGGGTCCTTGGCATGATGGCTGTATACGAATTTGCCCTCTTCTTTAATTTCGACACCTGCAATACTGCTTGATTCGATAAGGTGATACCTATTCTCGTTTTCTGTCGGCTCATATACATCAGACAGAAACGCTTCGATTGCTTTTGATACAGGGAAATAAACCCTGTTAAAAAGTCCGACAATGCCGTCCTTCTCAAGAGGGTCTTGCACTTTCTGATTTGCTACTGTATTTGCCTTGCTCTCCCTGGATGAAGTCGGCAGCCTCGTAGGATCTGTCCATTCAGGGTGAGCATTTAATATTTCATCCGGGTTAAGCCAATTCTTATCTACTTCCTTATATACAAAACTCCCGTTTGACGGAGTGGACGGCCAATACATCAGCTGATTTGGCTGATAGGAACATTCATCGAAGTAATCAATCCCGAGCATCTGTGCCAAGTATCTTGAAACCGCTACAAACTCTTCCGGAGTCACATCCCTTGTAAGAGGAAAGATAAGACGGACTCTTGGGTTTTCATCAGTACTGCTATGTGTTGTATAAAGAACAGAGGTATAAGGTGTGCTGGTTTCATAGTTTTCAAGAAAAGTTTTATCTATCCTATCTCCATCCAGGGCAACCATAGAACGTAGCTCCACAGTGTCAATTTTTCTACGACCGCCTTTTAACGCACCTGCAACGAAACCTCCATGGTCTTTCGCATTATCCTTTTTTGCCTTGCTGAACCTGGCATATTCTTCGGCAGATTCCGTTGTTCGGATAGTAACTTTCAACCTTTCCTTCAACTCATCAAAAGAGGTGGTCTTATTGACCCATTTCTTTGCCTGCCGATTGTTCCCATAGGCAATCGCTAATTCTCGCATTTAGAACCCTCCTTTCAAACGCGGTCTTTCCCCATGCTCAAACCTTGCCTGCCTGGCAATACGGTAAGCTTTCTCTGTTGCCTTGCGATCCATATCGCAGAGGTAGTTAGAATCATCACCAAAGAGTTCGAACTTACCGTTCTTGTTGATTCCCGGATATGCAGCAAAGTGGTCACCGTCAATGGTCTCAAAATTGTAGCTATTAGGCCAATCTCCGTTGTTTGCATAAGCTTCACCTTCAATGCACCAAAGGATATCGTCAATATCCCCACCACTTGGAATATTGCCAACCACAAGGATTGCGGTCTTGGACTTTCCGTAAACATCAGGATCTTCTTTCCCTAACTCGTAGAAACGGTTAATCTTCTTCGCATCGTCCTCGGTCATCTGACCCTTAACCTCAACATAAAGGTCACCGCCATCTCTACCATCTACACCATGAAGAAGAAAATCCGGAAGATACATCAAACCGTTTCCTAGGTCATAGCCTTCGGGTTCATACTCATATTCGACACCACAGCAATCGAAGAATACCGCCCAACGAGCCTCAAGCCTTGAACGGAAGAGGTAACCTTTATATTTGGTCTGTATTGCTTTTATTTCACTCATAGAGCCTCTACCTCCTCAAAATCCTTATTGAAATATCTAACCGGCTGTCTGCGTTTCTTTGCTTTTTCAATTTCAATACTCATACCCCTTGAAATAACATCACCTAAAACCCAGACCTCTTGGCATTTTCCCATCAAGATAATATCCATGAAAATAGCGAGGTCACGCTCTTTCTCATTGCTGTCATCCATGAACTGCGGAAACATAAGGTGGGGGGCGAGAGGGATATTTCCTTTTTCTAATGCGAAACGGCAGAACTCCCGTGTCCGCTTATTATTGTTTTCAATATCGCCACTAAAGGGAGAGCAGATATAGACAAGAGGTTTGAAGGCAGCTTTTGCTGCTGCCTTTTCCTCACGAGTTACATTAATAAGTGCTTCATGGGGAGTCGGATCATGATATCCTTCTGAATTGAATTTATTTATGCTCATAATATCTGCCTCCAGCTCTAACCTTCTTGCCACATTCATCACAAAATACTGACGTGCCAAATAGATCGCTCTCTCCATCACTTAAAATTTCTGCAATGCCTACCGACACCTCAGTACCGCACATAGGGCAATGACAAAATACATTCTCATCTGTTATTTCAATGGATACCTCCATGGTATGGTTCAATTTTTCTTTCACATAAAACATAATAATTGTCCTCCTTAATTTGCGTTTTCTTCCATCTTCAACTTGTACCATTCCAGATGACGCTTTCGCTGCTGATAATCCGGAACAGCTACTAACAAACCCACATCCACTTTCTGCAAAGTTTCAAGCATCGTAATCTGCTCATCGGATAGGTAAGGACGAATACTTTTACCTTTTTCGATACCATTGGCTATTCTAAATTGCTTTGCAGACATCCCGGTAACAATGCGGTTAATCATGTCGCATTCATTACTGAAGTGATACGGCTTAGGATTTTCGTGAAGTAGCTTAATGTTGTCCGTCAGTAAAGGGAACTCTTTACGGGCCGAAATAAGCGTCTTAATAAACTGCTCCATTTCATTAAAGCGTTTAATGTATAACTCTTTGAACTTCATTGCTTTTTGTCCCGTATATCCCATGACTAACATAGTGAAACCGTCACGAGTCATGGCATAAGCCTTTTGCTTTCTGTTCCAACCATCCGTGTATGAGGTCGGCTCAAAATTGAGCTGAGCAAATTCTCTGCTTAACCCAGAATTGGGGTCAGTGATTTTAGCAATATCACGCAGAACATTTTTATGCTCCTTTTCAAAGAACTCAGCAACAAACAAGCTATCTACTCTTGCCGTATCCTTGGTGTCGGCAAATACACCATATTTGTCTTTAGGTATTAATTCTCTCATCAGAATTACCTCCTTATAATTTTTGGGGGAGGTCTTGACCTCCTAACTGGTAGCCTTGGGAGAAGGTCAAATCTGATGGTTTTCTAAAAATTCTTTAAGTTTTTTCTCTGCACGTTTTAGCTTTTGGCTGATGTTATTCTCATCAGCACCGATAGAGCGGGCATAATCACGGATTGGCATACCATCGATGCGTACTGCAATAAACATCTCTGCCCAATCTTGCTTTTTACCAAGAGCCTTATGTATCAATTGGCAAATATCCTCGTGTTCGTAACGGAGATTACGCTCGGTTTTGTCATGGTCGTCGACAAACAAGCCGTCTTCTGCATTCATCGGTTGACCATTTTCATCTTCAAGTGAAAGGTGCCCTCTCTTACCATCTAATCGCCTTGGTCTTGGATTAGGATCAATGTGGCGATTGAACTTATGCCAGCAGTTATACTCCGGCCTGTTAAATTGCTTATCAAATGCATCTTGTATGAGCTTTTCTTGTTCTTTTTTGCTTGAATCGTCATCCCTTTCAAGCGAAAGACTAATCCATATTTGCTCAGTTTCTTTTTCGTTTAGCTCAATTGTTTGAAATTTGTTTTCATACCTTACTGATAATCTCATTAGATTCTCCTGTTCCCGTCTGTAAAACGGCGGAGTACTAATGAGCCTTAAAAACAAATGACCAACAGATTTACTTCCTAAAAATGTATAGGAAATAAAACGGAGGATCATAAATTTTCCCAATAGCCTATCAGACTATCTTCGATTCATTTATGTATCCGCCGTCTTCTGCTGGCCAGCTTTAGACGTATATAAATTTTTGTAAGGCTTGTTCCTTACATTTATTAATATAATTGGTTTTCAAATTTCACGAGCAACTCGATGAGTTGGCTTTTGTTTGTTTATATATGGACATTTCCCGAATTTGGGCATAAAAAAAGAACCCCTTTCGGGGTTCAAAACCAACTCAACGAGTTAACTAATTTTTTCTTTTTTTATTTCAGTACCTAATTGCTGAAGATCGCATTTCTCAAGAAGGGAATTAAAATCACTAAGCGAAAGTCCTGGCATTGTCTCCATTATATGAATATAAGTCCTGTCAGGGTCATTATAGTAGTTAAGCTTATTCTCTGATTTTTGAAACAATTTTTCAGTAATTCTAAGACTTAATTTCATGCCCACACAAATGGCCATCAGAACATTAGTAGTCATGTTATTGTAATTATTATTTTTTATTTTGCCATGATAGTTTTTGTGAAGTTCAGTCTGCTCGTTAAATTTCTCAGGATAGTTCCATTTCCTGTTCTCCATCAAAAACCATAAGCACTCGCATAGAGATTTAGTTGGATCACCTATCATCCGCATTAGTTCAATTTCTTCTTCTTCGTTATAAGAAGTTATATGTTTTACGAACGACTGATAAACTTCTTCAGGCTCATAATCAAAAGACGCTTGGTATTTTGGATGAAACGTAAGGAGCCTAGTATCAACTCCTTCAACCTTTTTAAGGACAGTATATCCAAGTAAGTCTTTGTATGTATTAGTGTATGTTATATAATTTTGTTCACGGATATTAATTACACATTTTGAAAGATTCTTCTTAGCCTTTTGTGTAAGACGAAGAGTTCCATCTTTTTGAGTAACATACTGACTATCAGGAAGTACAAAATATCCTTCAACAAACACAAAATGTCTTTCACTTATCCATCTTTGAAGGTTTGAGTCTGCTGCTGTTATTTTAATCGCTTCAACTGGAGTTAATTTAACATAGTCATTAGTGCTATTGATTTCGTCATAGACATCTTCATAGTCTGCAAACATTGAGATTGTATCTTTAAGACCAACCTCAATCAATCTATATTTGACTGATAATCGTGACGTTATGAAAAAGGTGCTTAAATCCTCAATCAAAGTGTCGCACAGTAATACAGCATTTTCTCCATCCTCTTTATACTGCTGAATAAACTCTTGTGCTTTCTTTTTAAAGCTGTTTTTGGGCATAAGGACTCTTGGTGCTAATCTGTGTGCCTGCCATTCAAGCCACCTTACTTCATTTTCCTTTGTATTCTTTCCTTCAGATGGTGTAAAGAAAGTCTCGGATTGACGGCACAGAATAGGGTATAGCTTTTCAGATGCGTCTTTATTTTTCAACTGAAGGATTTCAAAATACACCTTATCCTTTTCCCAATGCAGCGCCTCATGGATTAGTGTGTTTCTTTTCGAACCTTCACCGTAGACAGCCTCAGAGAAAGGATCAATCAATACAGTTCCAGCGTTAAAAGCAGTTGATGTGTACTGCCTTGTT